TCGATATAGCTTTAAAGTACTCTAGAATCCATTTAAAAGCATTTCCAGCTAAACTAGTACTAAGCCCTTGATTGAGGATAGTTATTAGATTTAAGCTATAAGTACTTAGAATGATTGACTATTTTTAGCTGTAATTTGGAAGATACCGTACACGGGTACAAAGCGGTGTTGAATACCGTGGGGTGGAAACATCGGGGTTCGAGTCCTCTATCTTCTTCCAAATGAGGTAGTGTATCCAAGCGGTAAGGAAGCAGTTTGCTAAACTGTAGGCGGAAACGTCCCAGAGTTCGAATCTCTGTACTACCTCCAAATTGATAATATGATATGAAATATAAACGAAATTCTGGGAGGCCAAAAGAGAAACCAGACAAGATAACTAAAGTAATGGAAAATTCAGCAATTAAACAATTATCTGCTGATGTACAATGGGTAGAAGATTTATTTGCTATGGATCAATTTAGTTCTGAGTGGGTCCATAAGGTAGCTGTTGAATTATTGCTTCAGTGTATGGGCAAAAAAGAAATAGTAATAGGTAATGGGGAAGAAACCAAACTAATAAGGATATTTAAAGAGAAGCCAGCACTTGAAGCACTGGGAATGATTGCTAAAATGAATGGACATCTATTCGATACAGTAAAGGGAAATATTAATGCTAACATTCAGGGCCAAGTAGAACACAACCACACAATTGAGATGAAACCAGATGCGAACAGAACAATTGAGGTCCTTAACATCTTGGAACAGTGTGGTGCTCTCCAACCCCAAATTAAACAACTTAGTGATTCCGAAGTGGAACAAATACATTCCGCATGAGCCATATCCTAAGCAACAAGCTTTTTTATGGTTAACTAATAGAGATGTATTTTATGGTGGAGCAGCTGGTGGAGGTAAATCAGATGCTTTACTAATGGCCGCATTACAGTATGTAGATATACCAGGATACAATGCAGTACTATTTAGAGATACCTATGCTAACTTATCTAAGTCAGAAGGTTTATTGGATAGGGCTCATGAGTGGTTACAAAATACTGATGCTGTTTGGAACGGAGAAAAAAAGTTTTATCGCTTTCCTTCGAGTGCTAGGATTTGGTTTAGTTATTTGGATGGCCCGATGGATCATTTTAACCACCAGGGAGCTGCATATCAATTTGTTGGTGTTGATGAGGTTGTAAACGTAAGAGAAAATCAAGCTTTGTATGTAGGGTTTTCCAGATGTAGAAAAAAGACAGCTAAAGTATATAAAAAAGATTTGCAACGTTTAACTAATTATTCCAATCAAGAAATAGAAAACTTTTACCAAGAATATAAGAACATCCCATTAAGATTTAGAGCAGCATCCAACCCACCTACGGCAGAGCAGTTAGCTAAAGGGGCCTGGGTTAAGAAAAGATATGTAGATGAGGATACGAGGGGGAAAAGGATATTCATCCCAGCAACAATAGATGATAATCCTGCTCTAGATAAAGATGAGTATATTGAAGGATTGATGCACCTAGACCCAGTTACCAGGGCGCAATTAATAAAAGGTGATTGGTTAATAAAGGTAAAAGGTAGAATGTTCGATAGGGATTGGTTTCATATTGTGGATCAAGCCCCAATTACTAACACAAGAAAAGGAAGGTTCTGGGACCCAGCACATACAGAGCCAGCAACTAAAAAGAATAAAGCAGGCACCACTGATCCAGATTGGTTTTGCGGGTGTAAAGGATCAGTATCAGAACATAAGCTATTTTACATTGAGAACATGAGAAGGTGGAGGAAGACTCCATTACAAAGTGAAATAGCTGTTAAGGCTCAAGCTGCAATAGATGGTAGGGCGTGTACTCAAACAATAGAACGTGAACCAGCAGCAGGAACTAGCTTTATTGATAACTATATAAGGATACTAAGGGGTTATGTTTGTCGGGGGTATACTTCGCCCAAGGGCTATAAGAATGAACAAGCTATGGCCCTTGCAAGCTATGCGGAAGCGGGTAATGTTTATATTGTCAACGGGCCTTGGGTTGAGGAATTTCTAGATGAAATAGAGGTTTATCCTGATGGCTTGCATGATGATCAATTAAGGGCTTGTATCGGTATCTTTAATGAGCTGATAGGGGCTGGCGGTGAAACTAATGTGAGGTGGTTGTGATGAAAACGCAGATATCAGTGGAATATATTAAATGGTTAAAAGAAGAATTAGCTAAAATAAATAGATTAGAATTAAAGGAAATAGATTTCTTTGAAAATAGTATGTTATTAAAACATACGGATGAAGAATTAGAAGATTTTAGATTTACCGGTTTGAATAATACTGATCTTGTTGCTTCAAACTATACTATATTGGTATTTCAAGATGAACACACATAATAAAACTATAAGTATCAAGCAACATGATTTAAATAGTATGCACCACACAATCAAAAAGCTAAACAATACTATTGAGTCCTTAACGTGGCAAGTCAAAGCTGAAAGGATGTGTATGGATGAGAGCTGCAAAGGGTGTACTAATCTAGAAGAACTAAAAATGTATAAAGCTGTAGTTTGTGATTGCAGGATGTCAGAACAATTAATTTACTAATAGTAAACAGCTAGAACCCGAAAAAAGACTATGGGCAACGTGTAGTCGGATGATGGGTGCTGAGTTATTCACGTTGCTAACCATAATAAAGGAATAACAAATGGGTGTAGAGATAAAAATCATTGACAATACAGTGGATGGAACTAAAAGAGCGCAATTATTATTAGAAAGTGATAATAACTTTACGTCTGTCATTAATGTACAAGCAGGTAGAAGGGTTAATATAGGTATTAAGGTAGGGTTAGCCATTAGTGATATACTATCTGCTGCTGCTTTTAGTGCTCCCATTAGTGTTATTACTTCTGTATTTAGTGGGACTGTAACGCTACAAAGAAGGATGAATAACGAAACTGAAGACTATGAGTGGCGTGATGTTGCTGAATGGGCAATTAGTTCTAGTGCAGCTGAAGAAGGCGGATCAGAAAATATAACAGTAACAGGAGAAGCGGAAACAGTACAGTACAGAGCAGGAATAAAAACTACTGAATATACTGGAGGAGTTGGGCATTTAAGAATAGGTACTTCGTAATGTCAAATATAATAACCAGTTCAGGAAATATATTAGGACCGCCTACAGATGGGTTTTTTGATCCTATTATTATCTCGAAAGTAATAAGACTTACGGGAGGACCTGGAGCAATAGCAGAAAACCTATTGCAGTATACAGGAGCTATTCAAATATTAGACCAGTATGCTCAAATAATAGCGATTACAACATTAGTTAATTTAACTGATGTTAGGGCTTCCCTTTGGGATGGAACAAATGAAGTGCCATTAACTAAAACACCAGGAGCTGTATTATCTGGCTTTACTGTAGAAAGTTTCTTTTTAAAAGATAAAACAGCAGGTGATGCTTATACAACTATGAATGCAGATCAAAATAGATTAAATGAGAATTCATCAGGAGTAAAAGCAGGAAGGACTTTTATAGCTAATCCTAAGTTTGGTGTTGATAATTTTATTAGATTTTTTGCGAACACTACGGATGCACCTGTTGATTTTATGATGAAGGTTTATTTTGAGTATCAAAGATTAACTGATAATGCAAATTTAGTATTTTTATAAGAGTACAATATGCCAGGAAATATAGTAAAAGCAGAAGAATTAGATTTAATGGCGTGGGCGTTTAGTTCATTTGTGTCCGCTGGTGTGACCACTCAATATGTAGGTGGATTCTATTTATTTGGAGTTAGTAATTTTATCCCTGCTGCTGCTCAAGCGTTAGGAACTGCTAATGTGAGTTATGCGGCTCATGCTTTTATAGTATTAGGTGATATTAGTGTTGATATGGTTGTTAGAGTTACAGGCACATCAATAACGGATAAAGGCATAAGAACCCCAGGTGATACTGAAGATTTAGATACAAGCGGTGGTTTATTAAACGCTTATTTTGAAACAACTAAAAAGTTTATTGGTGCTATTGATATAAAATTACAAAGCGGAACTGGTATTAATGTTAATTATGGTTATGCTAAATATTGGGATCATAACAATACTGATATAATTATTAGAGGCTTAGAGGTTACTGGGTTTGCTGGTGCTAATGATGCAACTCCACAGATTAAATTAATTCACCATAGTACAGAAGGTTGGACGTATAATGGAGGTGCTGAACCAACACCTCCAGCTCCAATTGCTGATTTACAGACAGATCATAACACTGAATTTCAATTATCATTAAAAGAATCATTTGCATGGAAGCGAGATAATTTAAATACTTATATCGCTGGTTCAGCTAGTCAGGGTTTATTATTTAGCGTTGATATAAACAATAATAATTCTATTTCATTCGCAAATTTTGATATTTCGCACATAAATGTCTAATGAAAATAACATGGAAGGGTTGATGTAAGGGAACAAAGCAACTGCCAGTTAGGCGAACTAGAAAATCAACAGTTAAATTACCTAAACGAATTAAAACGCCCAAAGGCTAAAACATAATGAATATTTTTAAAGAAGTCTTTGAGATGTTTTCAAGTAAAGCGCATACAGTAGGAGGAGCCGTTTCATCTGGTATCGGCTCCCCTTCGTGGTCAGCTAGGGATTATGCTAACTTCGCCAAAGAAGCTTATATTACTAACTTTGTGGGTTTTAGATGTATTAATATGATAGCCCAAGCTGTTGCTAGTGTGCCTTGGAAAGTATTCAGTCAGTCAGGAACTCAAAGGATTGAGCAAGAGCAACACCCTTTAATGCGCATCCTTAATAGGGCTAACCCCTCTCAAGGCTTTGCTGATTTCCAATTAGGTGTAACAAGTTATCTAGGGATAGCAGGTAATAGTTATGTAGAAAGATTATCACCAGAAACAGGACCTAACAAGGGATTGCCGTTAGAGCTGCACACCCATAGACCGGACTACATTAAGCCCCAAGTCAATAGTGACGGTGTGTTGTTAGGGTATGAATTAAATATAAATGGAAAAGTATTAAAAGAATGGCCTATTGATCCTATAACAGGGCAATCAGATTTATTACATATTAAATTCTTTCACCCTACTGATGATATATTAGGATTAAGTCCAGTTGAGCCAGCTGCTAAAAGTATTGACACAAGTAACGAAGCGTTGACGTGGAATAAGAATTTATTACAAAACGATGCAAGGCCAGGAACGTTATTTATATTTGATCAGGCGTTAGGTGATACTCAATTTGAAAGATTACAAAAACAATTAAATTCTAAAGTATCAGGAGCTGATAATGCTGGTAAGAATCTAATTGTTGAAGGGGCTATGAAAGATGCAAAGCCCTTTGGGTTCAGCCCTAAAGACATGGATTTCTTACAAGGGAATTGGGATTTAGTAAGGCAGATTTGTTTAACTTTTGGTGTGCCTCCTCAATTGTTAGGTGTTCCAGGTGATAGTACATTTGCTAATTTTGAACAAGCAATGCTTTATTTCTGGGAATTTACAATATTCTTTTACCTAAGATTGCTAAAGGAAGAGTATAACAACTGGTTTTTCCCTGATGATGACAAAGTATTTATTGATTATGTACTTGATAAAGTACCGGCACTAGAGCCTAGAAGAAAAGAGAAGTGGACATCAGTTAACGAAGCAACATTTTTAACGATTGATGAAAAGCGTGAAATGTTAGGTTTAGAGAAAACTCCAGGTGGTGATGTGGTGTTAGTATCTAATCTTTTACTCCCATTAGATATGGTTGGGGTAACTGAAGAGGAAATTGATGATTCAGAGAATGCTAACGACGGAGAAGATTAAAGCGATTTAAACGCCTTTTTAAGGTTAGGCAGGTACTAGTATTAAAATAATTAGTTTTTGCTCTTAACTCGTTTCTATACAGGTAGAATGGCTATATTAATACGTATTCTTTATAAGTTTTTAAAAGTAAATCCTTATCTCGTAAAAGAAAAGTATGTTAAGGAGGTGTGCAGTCTATCTTTAAGTGATAAATTAAAAGTTATTGTTTACGATTTTAAAAATAAAAATGCCTATAAATCTATCAACAGATAAAGCCAGAAGACAATACCATAAAATAGTATTGAATATAATGGCTAAGTTAGAAAGAACTATAGCAAGGCAGCTTAAGCCCATGATTAATAGGCAGTACATGGATGCAGCTAGTTTAATTACTTATGGGGTTACTGATGTTGATCACGTTGTTAACTTACAAACAAATAGATTTAGGCAAATACTTAGAGCGCATTACCGTAGAGTAGCAATGACCAGTGGCAGGCAGGCGATAATAGCTTACGACCCCCGGCCTGAATCTAAGTCAATGAATGAATCTTTCTGGAATGAGATTAACCAGTATATCGCTTTAAATACCGGTAGAAAGATTAAACAAATACAAGGCTCCACAGTAGATAATATTACTAGAATTGTTCAAAAGGGAATCGAAGCGGGGGAAACTAACAGAGAGATAGCAACACGCTTAAGAGGTAAAGGCAGGATAGATAGTAATTTTAAAGCGTTGAGGATTGCTAGAACAGAAACGTTAGGAATGTACAATAAAGCTACTGATGCTAGTGTCAGAGATACTGGCTTAGAGTTTATACGCAAATGGTCAACTACTAAGGATTTACGAACTAGGCGAAGGAAACGAAAAAGCATCTTTGATCATTGGGTTGTTGATGGGCAAAAGAGAAAACAGAATGAGCCCTTTGATGTAAGTGGTCAAAAGCTTATGTATCCAGGTGATCCTAAAGGCAGTGCAGGGAATATTATTAATTGTAGATGTGTTTTAATGTATGAACGTGTTAGGTCAAATGAGAGAATAAGATGAATCATCAGGATAAAAAGAAATACCTAGAAAGTAAAGGGTATTGTTTCAATAGTTATAAAGGGAATACGTATTTTGGCAAGCTTGATCCTATTAAAGAAGGGAAACTTGATGAGTATATAGAAAATGAAAAGTATTGTGATTTAATAGATAAGATAAGTAAACGACAATTAAAAAAGATTATATCAACATGGAGAGGTTCTGCTTCATTAGGCCGTAATTTTGTTTATTGGGTTCAGGATAGAGTAAGGGAGTACTTAAAAGAGGCCATCTGTGGTTATCAAGGTGTTTACGGTGATAGAATGGAGTATTTAAGAAACGGACTAAATAATGCCAAAATATAGTAAAAAAAGCAAATCTAAATTATTAACCACACACCCATTACTAAGGTTAATATTCAATCAAGTAATTAAGGAGATTGATTGCTCTATACTAGAGGGCATTAGGGATGAAGAAAGGCAAAATGATTTATGTGATCAAGGTAGATCAAAAGTAAGATATCCACATAGCAAACACAATACTAAACCCTATAGCGTAGCTGTTGACGCTGTACCGTACCCGTTAGACTGGAATGATTTAGCATCCTTCAATAAGTTAGGAAAAGTAGTAATGAAAAAAGCTAAAGAGTTAGGAATTGAATTAGAGTGGGGAGGAGCTTGGAAAACGTTTAAGGATTACCCACACTATCAATTAGCTAAGTCAGTTATTGATTCTTTTGACAAACAAGGAGTTTAGATGGATTACAAAGTATTTCCTTTTGTTAAGGAAGATTTACAAGAAACAGGGATTATAAAAGGGTTAGGTAGTACCTTCATGGGGAAACCTGATTCGTATAAGGATCTGATTGCTCCTGGTAGTTTTACGAAGTCCTTAGCTAAAAACGGTAGGGGCGGAATGGGGTTTGCCTTTCTCTATCAGCATGATCATACATTACCTGTAGGAGTTTGGGACAGTATAACAGAAAACCATAAAGGCTTACCAGTAGAAGGAAGGTTCGCTATGAAAACTCAATTAGGTCAGGAGTCATTTGAGCTGACAAAAATGGGAGCGTTAAAAGCCTTTTCTATTGGGTTTGATATGCCTAGAACTAAATCTGGTAAAGTTGACCCTAATTCTTATGATTTCGATCAAAAAACAGGAATACGATTATTAAAACAAATTGATTTATGGGAAGTATCATTGGTGACATTCCCAGCAAACACAAGAGCAAGAGTCACTGGAATAAAAAGTTTTGAAGATGCTAAAACTGTTAGGGATTTAGAGTATATCTTGAGGGAGTCAGGATTATCTAAAAACCAAGCAAGTTATGTAGCTAGTATGTGTAAATCTGGCTTGAGGGATTCAGGTGCGGATGAAATGGAAGATCTTTTGGAAATAGCTAAGGCAACAAATGCAGGAATGCAAAATTATAGTCTTTTAGCTGGACTTTTAAATGATCTTAAATCTGTAAATAGTAATCTAAGTTAAATTATATATGGAGTTTTAGAAATGCCTGATGTTACTGAAGTCGTAGAAAAGATTGCTGAAGAAGTTAAGGCAATTGGAGCTACTACTAAGAAAAATTATGATGAGTTAAATCGTAATTATGAAGAAATCAAATCTACCTTGAAAAGCCAAGGTGATACCGATCCAATCTCTCAGGAGAAACTGGATAAATTGGCTAGTGATATTGGTACTAGACAACAAAAAGCTGATGAAGCTGCCGCTGCTGCTACTAAAGCAACTGAAGATTTTACTAAACGAATGGATGAGCTTGAGATTGCAGCAAAGCGTATTCCTAAGTTCGGTTCTACTGGTAATATTGATCAAGATAGAAAGCTTATTGAAAGTTATATGCAAATGGAAAAATCTTTTGCAGCTGCTGGTCGAAGAAAGCTTAGTTTCCGTGATGTTATGACAATGGAAAAGGAACCAAAGATTGATAAGTTAACAGCTTATAATGATGCTTATCGTGAGTATCTTCATATCGATGAACTTAAAATGGGACCTGAAAGTGCTAAATCATTGCAGGTTGGTATTGATGTGGACGGTGGTTATACAGTTACACCGTTTATGAGTAGCAGAATCAGCAAGAGAATATATGAATCTGATCCTATTAGACAGCTTGCAAGTGTTGAAACTATAGGGACTGATAGATATGAAATGCATTTAGATAATGATGAGGCTGGTGCAGAGTGGGAAGGGGAAACAGTTCAGAATGATAATGAAGTTACTCCTAAGATGGAAAAAAAGAGTATTCCAGTTCATATCCTGGCAACTCATCCTAAGATGACTCAAATGTTAATTGATGATTCCAACATTAATATTGAAGCTTGGTTAAGCAATAAAGTAGGTGAAAAGTTTAGTCGTACTGAGAGTGCTTCTTTTATATTAGGTGATAGTATCGGTAAACCAACAGGCTTTGGGACATACCCAGCTTGGGATAATGCCGGTGTTTACCAAAGCAAAGCGATTGAGCAAATTAATATGGGTGATGCAACTAAATTCACTACTGATGGTTTGATTGATGTTAAGTACTCTATGGTGGAGCAGCATTTAATGGTCGGCACATGGTTAACTAACAGATTGAGCGTTAGAGATATCATGAAGTTAAAAGATGGTGATGGCCAATATATCTGGCGTCCGGGTATTACGGAAGGACAGCCAGCAATCTTGTTAGGATTACCGTTTAGAATGGCAACATCTGTTGCTACTGCTGCTGCTAATGCATTAGCCATTTATTTAGCTGATTGGAAATTAACTTATCTGATTGTGGATAGGCAAGGCATTAACGTTCAACGTGATCCTTTTACTAAAAAACCATTTGTTGAATTCTATACTCGAAAGCGTGTAGGTGGAGATGTCATCAATTATCAGTCAATCAAAATCGGCAAAATTGCTGTATAATTAAAGGAGAAGTAAGATGATACAAAAACGTGGAACTACTCTGAGAGATGGGTATAGTAATTTTAAATTTTTACAAGGAATTGACCCTTTTATTACAACTGATCCACCAGCCCATGCAGGGGATGAAATTGATATAAAAGGTTTTGACACTGTAACATTGATTGTTAATGTGGGTGAAGTAGCTAGTGCGGGAGCAATGGCAGCTGATGACTTTCATCAATTAAAATTAGAGCATTACAATAGCGATGCAGGTGCTTGGTCTGAAGTTTATCCAAGCCAAATGATCCATTCAGTTGTTGGCGCTGCTGCTACGGTTGCCGGTGCATCTGTCTTGAACAGTGGTATTTTTCAAAGCATTGCCTCTAGTACTGATGGTTCAACAGTTTATTATGTAGGTTATAAAGGACCACACAGAACTGTAAGGCTTTATATTTCTGGTGAGCTAACACCTAGCGTTATGTTGGTTGGTGCAACTTGGAAGTTAGGATTGCCTAGTGATTGGCCTGTAACAGAACCAATTGGGGATTAGAGTTAATAACTAAATTAGAAGCGATTCAAAGAGCAAAAACTATAAACATACATACTACTATTAAAAAGACATAGGATTGCTCTTAACACGCTTCTACAGTATCAAAAACAATAAACACGGGGGGATCAATGTCCGGTCCAGGAGTAAAAGATTTAAGTACCTACCAAGCAAAAGTAGGATTTTATCAAGGTGCAGACCGTTTTTTTATTAAAGAAGATGGCTTTTTTCAGTTCGATGACCAAGAAGTAACTGGAACACAATTAAAAGCTCAGTTATACACTGGGATGCAAAAACAAATAATCGGTCAAGGAGCAGGATCAACATTGTTATCTGTTGTTAACTACCCGGGCGAAGTCGGCATGGTTGTATTTTCTATGACTTCTACAATGGTGACAGGTGCTTTTGCAATGGTATCAGGTGTTAAACAAGGCGAAGAAGTTTTACTAAAATTAGCACAGGGGTCCACTCAGTCAGGTGAAGTAACATTAACTTTTTCTGGTTGTTCTTATATTGGGTTGTATGGATCAGTTTTAAATTCTGTAACCTTACAAAACTCTGTCGGTTCAGCTGCTTATATTAAATTAAAATGCTTTGCTGACGATGAATGGACAGCGATTGATTTTATTAATGATGTTCTTTGTGAAGAATAAGGAAACTAAATGCCTAAAATTATAATGTTAAAACAAACCCCAGGAGCTTTAAATGGGGGGTTAAACGTCTTTCTTTTTAAAAAGGGGGTAATCTATCCTAATAAACAAGTTCCTGATTTAGAGGGATTAGATCAGATTTTTCTGGATAACAAGTTTGCTGAACTCTATGTTAAGCCTGATGAAGTCGCAAGGCATGAACAAGGGTTAAAGGGTGCTCCTTTAAACAAAAGAGAAACTGTTCCAAATGCAAAGGTAATATATACAGCTGAAGAGTTAGAAGGTAGTTCAGCAAAGGAAATCCGTGAATTAGCAGAGGAAAACGATGTTGATCTAAAAGGATCTAGACGTAATACTTCAGCTGAAACTTTAATTTCAATGTACTTAGAACGCCAGGATAATTAATGAGCTTAATTCCAATAAAACTTAATAAAAGTAATGTTAACTTTTCTTGGAAAGTAACTACTAAACCTAGCCTAGAGCCTGTTACTAATGATGAGGTTAAGCTTTACGCTAGGATTGATGGAAGCTCTGAGGATGATTTAATTGATAGTTTTATTCAAGCTGTTAGGGAAGCAACAGAAAAATATATAGGAAGGGCTTTAATAACCCAATCCATAACGGCTTCTTTTGATGCTTGGTTTAGCGATAAAATCGAATTGCCTAGACCCCCTTTACAGTCTGTTACGGAAGTTAGAACGGTGGATGAAGAGTTAACTGAAACGCCTTATGATTCTGGCCAGTACTATGTACAGACCAAACAAGAGCCAGGATCATTAGTTATTAAATCAGGAAGTACACCCCCTGATAATACTGATAGATATAGTGGTGGATATGAAATTGAGTTTGTAGCAGGGTACGGGGATTCACCAGACGATGTTCCTAACGCAATTAAGACAGGGATTACAATGTGGGTTGCTGAGATTTATGAAAACCGTGTTCCAATATCAGAACCTCCAGGAATTGTTAAAACTATTTTAGCACCTTTTATTATCATAAATGTATAATGACTAGACTGGCAAAAATACTAAACAATAGGGTTACTATACTGCAACCAACTAAAGAATCCGGTAATGATGGTGGATTTATTCGTGGTTACAAGCAAATAACTCAAGTCTGGTCTAATCTAAAACCAATAGCTCAGTCCTCTAGAGATATAGCTAATTTTCTTAATACCGTTAGGGGAACTCAAGTCAACCCTGTAGCTACACATAAGTGGAAAGTTAGACGTGTTGCAGTTGAGGAAATAGGTGCTCAGTTTAGTTCTGGTTTCAATCGTGGATTTGCTAGGGCTGGAAGTCTTCAAATACTGCATTCAGAATACTATGTATTTGAACCTAGAGGGGGAACTGATGGGGCTTTTGCAGGTGGCTTTGATGTAGGTTTTGAGAACACAGAAGGATTAGTTGGAAATTTATATAGAATACTAGGTGGTGTTGATAATAACAGTGATCGTGAATATCTAGAAGTAAGATTACAGCAAGTAGAAGAACAAGGGACTGGGGCACCTGCTTAATGGCTAGAGGATTTGGATTTAAGTTTGAAAAGGGTTCTAACTTTGATAGGGAATTAAGAAGGCTAGAGGCAACACCCGCTGAGATTGAAAAAGTAATAAGGGAAGAACTAATCACAACAGCAACAAGGATAAGAAATCATATTATTAGAAGTATGGCTACAACGCCACGCATAACAAGATTGAAAACGTCTAGGACTTCTAATGCAAGGCATCCTTCAGGGAATTTTAACTGGATGATAGGTGGAAAGCTTCATATCCCATCAAGTCCTGGGTATGCTCCAGCAGTTGCAGGTGGTGATTTTAAGAAGTCCATAAAGATGAATATAAGACAGAATGAAGTGGAAGTTGGTTCAAATTTATCAGGAAAAAAAGGCATGTATCCAGAATATTTAGAAAACGGAACAAAGAATATGGATGCTAGACCTTGGCTGGAACCAGCTTATGAAGATGAAAAAAGGGAGTTCTTTTCAACAATAAGACGAAGAGTTTTAAACGCAATTGGAAACACTAGATGAGATTAAAACCAATAGTATTACTATTAAGAGCAGGTGAAACTATATTTGGTGATAATATAGCTGGATCAGTTGAGTTTGCTACTGTTCAAAAAGATACATTACTAATTGATACAGCTTATGTGGTGCCAACTCCTAGTGTTGCTTTACCTAACACAACAGAGGGAACAGTACAACAAAGATTAGTAGAGGGATTTGGGATCATAGCAGTGGTTAAGAATGATACTTCACAAGCCGATAAAACAGGTATTTCTGCTATTGATAGGATGCATGATATAAGAAAAGAGTTCTGGGATTTACTAATAGGTTTAGATTTATCAGAAATCCTAAACGAACCTGGATATAGTGTTGAGGGGCCGATAGCATACAAAGGTGATTCTATACTAGATGTAAACCCCGCTTGGTTGTGGTATATGTTTGAATTTGAATATCCAGCTATATTACAAAGAACTTTAAAAGATGCTGATTTAGATGATTTCAATAGTATTTATACTCAATACGTATTAACACCAAACGCCCAGATACCGGTCACAGGCGCAGAACCGATACCGGATGCAATAGAGCTGTCTGACTTAGATCAGATAATTGATTTAACCGTAAACCTTCTGGATGGTGCGTTTGATGGGGGT